TTTTTAAAACTAGCAGTTTCAATAAAAAGAGAATTGTTTAATTTATGAACTTTATTAAAAAACTTTTTTTCTTTTTCTGTCATTTCAACATTATCTTTAATTTTTTTATAATATAATTTTTTTGCTGATGCATAGTCATTTGGAATTGTTTTAGCACCATCTTTTTGTTCGTAAAAAGAAGTACCTGAATTTAAATCAGCCAAAGGTGAAAGATAAATAATAAAAGTGTGATTAACGGGATAGTCAGTGTGAATCCACCCCTCTGTATACTTGGTATTAATAATTTGAAAATGAGCATTTGCTTGATAATAAAGATGTTTCATGTCTTCTTCGTTATGATGAGCTCTTAAATACTTTATACAAATGTAAGAAAAAAAATCTGGATTAATAATATGCAACGGTTGTGATCTATATCCAGGCCACCTTCCCTCCTCATCAGCTTCATAAGATAAAGTATTTGCATAATTAACTATTGAACTAGGGTTTTCAAAAAAATTATCTATACAAGTTAGGGGATATTTAATCATTTGGATCTTCTCCAGGATTAACAAAATAAGTTAAATCACCTATTTTTTCGTTAGATAAAATTGCATCTTGTAATTTAAGATAAATTTTATGAGTAGTTTTATTTACAACTTCAGCAGGCTGCTCAAAGTTTAAACTGTGTTTAATGTATTTTTGTGTTCTTTTTTTAGTAAAAAGAATTATAGATCCAGGAGTTAAATTAACAGAAAATTTTGGCTGAATAGTTATTGCTCTAACATCATTTCCGTAAAAAACTTTAACACCTTCGTAATTAGATTTTTTATATTTTAAGTCTTTTAGATAATTTACTTCTTCCATTATTATAATTGCATTCTTTGATTATTAGAATCAAAAATACTTAAATTACCTGCAACAGATACTCTTTCTCCTTTTGTTTTATAAGGAATTACAGCGTGCATTAAATTGTGTGGAAACAAATATAACTCTCCTACTTGTGGTAAAAAACTATGTCCGTTATTAACCCACCAATTACTTTCACCATAATAAAAATCAAGAGCTCCTGGTCCCGCTGAACTTCCTTGATATTTACTTCTTTCTTTTTCAAGATTTGGAACTTTTACAAATAAAACAAAAGACAAATGACAATTAGTGTGAACATGGATAGGATTAAATTCATGTTCTTTCATAAAATTAATCCATAAATTATCTAATTTAACATTTTGTAAAGCATTAATAGAAAAGGTTTCTCCTGCACGTCGAGGAGACCAATTCTTCATAAAATGTTGTAAATACCCTTGAGCTAACTTAACGATATGTGGTTCAAATGATGCTACAATATCATCAGAAAAATAATATTCTTTTTCTATGACTCCCGCTAAATCTTTTCTTGCATCATTATTTTTTTGTTTTCTCCCTGCTCTTAACAACTTGTCAGTAATTTGTTTACTAACATTAGTTCTAAACAACAAAGGTCCCCAATAAAAATAATTAAAACTTATCTCTTCCATTCTTTTTTCTGTCTCTTTCATAACATAAATTTGCTGTCAAGAAAACAATTATAAAAAGATTACTTGATATATTCTGTCCACATGTTTAAATTAGATCTCACCCAAAAATTACAAATCAAGGAGATATTATGGAAAATCAAGAAGTATTGAAGGCTATAGCTACCCTTGCTGATAAGGTGAGCAGATACCACGAACGTTTATTAGCAGTTGAAAGAGAGAATGAAAAATTAAAGAAAGAATTATTAGAACACAAAAAAGGCCCTCATATACATACAATTCAAGGTAAGCCACATAACTCCGATGCAACAGTTATGGTAACAGGTTTAGATTCTGATTTGGAATGTGAAGCTTGTAGTGCTTAATTATTCAGGTGTTTCACCTAACATGTCTGCTAAAGAAGGAGCAAATACTTTTACATCTCTTCTAATTTTCTCAGCTGTTGTAGATGTCCCTGGATTATCAACATCAGCTTGAGCTGCAGCTTCTGATTCATACTCTGCACCCGTGTCAACGTGTGTGATAGTAGTTTCTGTTTTTACTTTATAATGTGGAATTCTTCTTCCGTCTTCGGTCGTAATGTGACCTAATAATTCAGCAGGTTCAACTATTGGCATCGTCTTTTCTCCAATTTATATTAAAACTAATAATAACTCTGTCTTTATCAGAATTATTTGTTTGTACTTCATGTTGTAACCATGATGGAAAAAAAATCAAGGAATTTTCAACAGGCTCCCACTGTACACTGTGAGCTAGGTGTATAGAGGCTTTATCTGTTTTTGGGGGTGATAGTACCTCTGACTGTGGTTTAGGCTCTAGAAACACAATATTTCCGCATTTTTTAGGAGCTTTTAAATAAAATACGCCCGATAAATAGTTATATGGGTGTGTATGTACGTTGTTTCGTGATCCTGGTGGATTTATCATACCCCACATACCAGTTATTTCAGGATTATAATTATCTTTAACATCCATGTGATTAAAACAGTCTTTTGAATATTTAAGAATATCGTCAACTAAAGGTCTAAACTTTTTAATATTATGTATTTCATCATCACTATGCCAGCCACCAATATTAGAACGGGGCATTCCTTTTTTATCGTTTTGTTTTATTTGATAAATACTATCGACTAAGTGATCGTGGCCCGTTAACTCTAAAGAAAAAACAGGTGTAATAAATAAAGAGTGAAGATTAATCAGAGCTGTCCTTTTGTGATCTCCATAAAACTAGCTATTATATGCACTTGATTGGCAGCGTTAGCTTGAACTTTCATAACATCACTTTCTTGTAAAACTAATGGCTGTTCTAATAATTCTGTGGTTGTTTTTGTAGCAAGACTTTTTTCTTTAAATATTTCAAAAGTAGCTGATGATCTCAAGACTTCTATATCAAGAAGAGTGGTATTAGCTGAATCATTACAAACCAAAATAGATTTAACAACTGCTGTTGTAGGAGGAACTGGTGGTGCTGCACCAGGATTAGCTGTTGGCACAGTAATTAAAGTTGTTAGGTCTGTCGAATTAACATCCAACATTGCGCTTTTAAATGTATTAGCCAAAGAAAAAAGCCTCCTGCTCTGATTGTTCTTTTAAATCTTGTTGATAGTTTGTATTTAATAAAAGAATAATTTGATCTAATAAACTTATCATTTGATCAAATTGACTAGCATCATATTCTGGGGTTGCATTTGGTAATCTGGTTATATTAATTTTAGCCATACTATCTTTTAGAATAAATTAGGCTTAAAGTCATTCTAAATTTAGGCCCCTTTATGGATTGTGGTCTAATTGTGTGTGGAATAGAGCCGTCAAACAGTAATATTCTACCTGGTATAAAAGATGAAGCAAAATCAATTTTTTGTAAATTTAAGGGGTCATAAAATAATGTTTCACCATACCACCCATCTTTCCAATCCAAGTTCACATAATATAATGCTATCTGTTTATCCCAATGTGCGTGAATATAATGCACGTCCTCAGACTTTACTAAGTTAATTATAATATTCTCAAGGTGTTTATTTTGAAACCAAAGTGTTTCTTCTATACAATCTTCAATACACGGAAGTATATTTTCTTTTGATAAATCTTCTATAGACCATTGTGAAAATAAATTAGGTTCACTTTCTTTCTGAACTGCATCTTCCCATCCTAATTTGTAAAAAGAATTATGTGCTGAGTTATATATTTCTTGTCTTGTTTTAAAAGATACTTTGTTATCAAATATTTTTATTTTTCTATCTTCTTCCATCAGGTCTGAGTTGAAGCTTAGTAGAACCAAGTCTCCAAGGTGTATCATTCACTGTATTTGTTTCGTACTTAATTTTTACTGCTCTTCCTCTGCCTCTTACATCAATTTTCTCTGTAGTGCTAGAAATAGTTCCTGAAGTTGTTGTAGTGTCAGCTGATTGTGGGTATTGTTCTAAAGTTAAAGTAGCAGTCATATTATTAGTTAAGTTATCAAAATCAGGAACTAATTTACTTACAGACATAAGTTCATCACCATCTCCAATCTCAACAGATCCTGATGTTAAAAAAGCAGAAATAGCCGTGCCATCTGCTTGGTTATTGCCTGACTCATGTTCATAAATATAAGATGCGCCTGCTGTTAAACCTAATATAGTAGATACATTTGCTGTCACACCTGTGTCATATTCTGTAGCGATAGGACTTTCATATACATAAGCACCAAGCCACGTGGTTCTACCAAGACTAATTGTGTACCAAGTGTTTTCTAAATAATTATAAGCAACACCTCTATCTATCTGTGTAGCGTTTGCAGAAGGATAGTACCAAATAATTTCATTGTAAGCTGTATTTAATCCAACAGCAATATCATTTTTATTTGTATAACTTAAACTATCAAATACAAAATCTTGCACAGAACAAGGCATTTTTTTAACAACACCATCATACGTATAGAACGCATCATCTGACATCCAATATGCTCTACCATTAACCTCGATTGCTGCGTGTTGTGCTATTAATCCACAGTTAGCACCGAGTTGTCTCATACCAAAAGTAAAAGGTGTTCCAATAAATTGAATACCATGAAGTGATGTATCGGTCCAAACAAGTATTTGACCTGAAGACTTTACAGCGCCCATAATTCTTGAACCATCAGATATACGCAATGAACCAGCTTCATTAGTAGCTGTTGGTGTATAATCTGTAGCGTCTTCTCTGTCCGAAAATCTAAAAAATAAATCGTCTTGTGTTGAAGTGCTACCTATGGTTGTTTCTGTTCCAAATATAAGTAAATGTCTTGTGTCTGTAGAGACTAAACTAAATCTAGATGCTGTCGGTGCGTTTGATAAAGCGGTAGCTATGTTGCTGGTCCCAGATGAAGTATCCCAAATAAAAGTGCCGCCATTTAAAACAGTTGCAATTAAATCCTCACCAAAGGTATCTAAAGACCATTGACGAGCTGCTAAAACAACACCTGAAGAAGATCTAGCAGTGTCCCACGTGCTTGACCCCCATGTTTCTGTGCCCCATCCGTATCCAAATGTAGATGTAGCTGGACCTATTGTTATTTGATATTTAGCGTTTCCTGATCCTCCACCTCCTGATGTGGAGCCAGAGGCAGTGCTTGTATGTGTAACAGTGTAAGTATTTGCAGTCGGCACTGTTAAAATTTCAAATTCTTGATTCATATCCAAACCATCTATGGAAGAAAACGAATCAAAAGTTACAAAGTCTCCGACGTTAGCGTTATGTCCTGAGTCTGTTACGGTTACTGTAGTAGTGCCGTTTGTTGTAAAAGGATTAGTTAAAGCTTGTGTTTCTCTAAGTGGTGTAATGTCGTAAACAGCACCTTCAGTGTAGATATATAATTTTCTATCGGTTCCTACGGCTAAATATCTAGTGCCATCTAAGCCAACCCAACTGTGAGTGTCACGAACAACACCTACAACAGTTTTATTTGGATTAGGTAAATATGACCAACCACCCCATCTTTCAGGTTTTCCGTAGTGAAACCTAACAAAATCAGAATCAACATATTTTCTTTGATCCCCTGCTGAATAAGCAGTATCTTGTTTATCAATGCCTGGTTGGAACTTTAAATCGACTAATTTCATGTCGAGGTATACTAAATTATTTATTGTTTTGTGGCAAGAATTGAGTGCCTACGTTACCCTTGAATGAGTAATTACCATAATGAGTAAGACCACTTACTATGTCAGCATAAACTTTACCACCTATTTTCTGCCATAAACGACAAAAAGCATAGTCTTCTGACAAATATCTTTTTGTGTCAGGATCTATCATCGTATCAAAAAAAGTATAATTCCAATCAGATGTATCATGATAATTAAATGTTTTATCATGCGGAGCACCAATATGTTGGTCTGGCACGAATTTTAATTCAGGATAAGCCAAAGCCATTTTTTTAAATACGTTTCTTTTTATTAACATAAAACCTGTAGCTCCATCTAATACTTCTATAAATCCTTTTCTTACCTCAATGTTTTTAGGATTAACCACGTTTAAATTATATTGTAAAGCAGTGGCTAATAAAGCATCTTCAGATATATTGGGGTTCTCCGATACTTTTATTTTTACTTTACCCCAATCAATTGTTTTTCTTGGATATACACCCGTAACAATCTCTTCATCTAAATCTATCATTCTCATGACGGTGTTGGGATCAAAAGATATATCGGCATCTATAAACAAAAGATGAGTATATTGCTCATCATCCATAAATAATTGCACCAATGTATTTCTAGCTCTTGTAATTAAAGACTCGTTACCGATTGTTCCAAATTGTAATTCAACTTTATTTGTTGCCGCGACTGCAGTAAGTTGCATGCAACTTTTAAAATAGTCTGCTGTTATCATCCCACCGTAGCAGGGTGTTCCTATAAATAATTTAGTCTGCATCTTTATAAAAAATATTAAGTGTAAATCTATTAGAGCTGTCACCAAAAGATTGCAAGTCTGAGTGTGGTATTTTCATACCATTAAAAAACAAAGCCCTGTTTTCTACAAAACCAATATGTGATGCTAATTGATTATTATGCATAAAACCTGTGCCATTGTTAAGAAGAGGTTCTCCCTTTACAAATAAAAGAAAGTTTGCAACATTTCCTTTGTCATCATCTACATGAAACAAAGGTTCTTTTTTGTTTTGTCTAGAGTGTGCACTAACTGATATAGGCTCAAGATTTCTATGCGG